ACCATGTTTTTGTCGCAACCAGCCCGAACCAGCCTGAACCAGCGTCAACTGGCCATGATCGGCCGAGACTGGAAACGATCATCCCAGATCATGCCGGCTCACTAGCTGGACTTGTGGGGGACATGGCTAAGAAGGTGCTGCAGATTGATTTGATGCCTTGGCAAATACATGCTCTTGAGGGGATGTTGGCGGTTGACGCTGATCAGAAGTTTGTGCATCGTTCAAGCCTTGTTTCGGTTGCACGTCAGAACGGCAAGACAACAATCATCCAAGCGCTGATCTTATTTTGGCTTGTGGAGATGCCAAAGATTCGAGGCGGTAAGCAGACCGTCGTTTCGGGTGCGCACCGATTGGATTTGGCTTGTCTGTTGTTTGATGATTTGGCACCAATCCTTGAGGAGTATTACGGCGCCAAGATCGTGAAGTCGTACGGCCGTTATCAGGCGACGATGCCAGACGGCAGCAAGTGGTGGGTCAAAGCATTAAAGCCAAACCAAGGTCACGGTATGAGCATTGACCTAGTGATCGTTGACGAGTTGTTTGACGTTAACCCTGATTCGGTTGAAGGTGGTCTGTTGCCGGCACAGCGCGCTCGTAAAAATCCGTTGGCGTGTTTCTTCTCCACAGCTGGCACCGAGGAATCTGTGTTGTTTCAGCGTTGGCGTGAGGCAGGTATTCGAGCAATTGACAAAGGCGAACCGTCAACGATGTATATGGCGGAATGGTCACCTGACCCCAGTCTTGACCCGCTGCATCCTGCGTCGTGGGCGTGGGGCAATCCAGCGCTCGGTCACACATTGGACATGGAAACAATTAGGCAAGAATCAACGAACCCTGATCGCGCGTCGTTTTTGCGCGCATCCCTAAACCTTTGGGTGTCGGTCGTGCGCGGTTGGATTGAACCTGGGCGTTGGCCGTCCTTGGAATACACAGGGGTCATCCCTAGCGGTGGAGTCGTGGCAATTGAGTCTTCGCTGGACGACTCCCGATACAGCGCGACCAGATGCATCAACCTGTCAGACGGTCGGGTGCTTGTCACCGTCGCGTTCATTGCCGAATCAATCACAGAGCTATGGGACAACGTGCAAGAACTAGCCAAAGACCCAACAATCAGGTTCGCGTTATCGCCGACCGTGGACGCAACCTGCCCGCCAAACATTGAGCGCCGCCGAGTGGTTGTTGGCTATGCAGAACTTGGACGGTTTACACCGCTCGCCAAAAACATGATTGCCGAAGCGCGACTATTGCACACAGGAGAAAAACTGTTAGCCGAACACGTCCAGCGCGCCGTTGCTGTTCGCACCGACAACACGATCGTACTATCAAGCAAGCGGAGTCCAGGGCCAATCGAATTGGCGCGAACAATGGTCTGGGGAATCGGCATGTGTGCTCGTCCAATTAGTAGCGGAAAACCCATGCTTGTCTCGGTAAATAACTAAGATGAGCGCGGCGACCGCACGTTCTTGCCTTTTGTCGGAATCGGATAAGTCTCGTGCGGTTGCCACTTATATGGCAAAGTAGGAACATGGCTTTATTCGGCAAACCAAAAACATCAGCAATTAGCGTTCCCACAAAGGTGAATGCTGCAACTGGTTTTGCACCTGGTTACTCATCGTCCAATGTTGGCGTCAACATGATCGGCCAGTACTACACCTACCGCGAAGGCGAAGCGCGTAATCAGGCCGTATCCGTGCCAACAATTAACCGCGCTAACTCGCTTTTCAAATCCGTGATTGGCTCAATGCCATTGCGTATGTACAACGAAGTTTGGGACGCAAACGAAGAAGCCATGACCAAGGTTTATCTTGAACCGCGCTCATGGTTGCGCCGACCAGACCCAACGGTCAGTTATCAATTCTTAATGTCTTGGACGCTGGACGACCTGTTCTTCTTTGGTCGCGCATTTTGGTACATCACGTCGCGCACAGCTGACGGATACCCAGCATCGTTTACTCGACTGCCAGCAGGCTCGGTTACAACTACCGATCAATCTGGCCCAGTTTGGTTTGCCCCGTCAACACAGGTGTATTTCCAAGGCGGAGAAATTGACCCAACAAACCTTGTGCAATTCTTGTCGCCAGAACAAGGCTTGATCTACTCGGCACCTGGCGCAATTGAAACCGCGCTTAAACTTGAAGCAGCGCGCAATCGCAACGCATCGTCAAGTATCCCTGCCGGCATCTTGCGTCAAACCGAAAACTCAGAACCCTTAGATGCTCAAAGTCTCAGCGATTTGGCCGCGCAGTTCAATGCGGCTCGTGCCTCAAATCAAACTGCCGCTTTAAATCAGTACTTGACGTACACAGAAACAAACGCAACGCCTGACAAAATGTTGCTTATTGAAGCGTCGCAATATCAGTCATTAGAAATGTCGCGCTTGGCAAACGTGCCACCGTATTTGGTGGGCGTTGCTACTGGCGCTTATTCATACCAGTCGTCACAACAAGCGCGCGCAGACCTTTACTTGTTTGGCGTCAAGTTGTATGCAGACGCAATTGCAGGCGCTTTGTCAATGGACAATGTGCTACCGCGCGGTACCTCAGTTTGTTTTGACGCGCATGAATATCTCGAGGAGAACTTCTTGGCCGACAGCATGAGTGACCGAGAAACAGTTATAGAAGAAAACACACAAGAGGAGATTGCATCATGATCAAATTGATTGCAGGAGAGTTCACACTCGACGCCGCCAAAGGCGACGCACCACGACGCACAATCAGCGGAACCGCAGTTCCCTACAACGTGCCGGCAACAGTTTCGGACGGCACAGCTGTGATCTTTCGCCCAGGCTCATTGCCAGTCGAGGGCAAAGCACCACGCCTGTTTATGTACCACGACGCGAGCATGCCAGTAGGTGTTGTCACAGAGCGCGTAGATACCGAGCAGGGAATGATGTTTAGCGCCAAGATAAGCGCAACCAGCCTCGGCAACGATGCTTTGGTCATGGCTCAAGACGGCACAATTGATCAAGTCTCGGTTGGCGTAAATCCCGTCAAGTTCTCATACGACGAAGCAGGAACCATGATTATCGAAGCAGCGGATTGGACAGAGTTGTCGCTCGTTCCGATCGGCGCGTTTGGTGACATGGCCAACATCGCCAGCGTCGCAGCGAGTATCCACCAAGAGCCAGAACAAGTAGTGTTAAATGAAGAAGTAGTCCCAGAACAGGAGATAGAACCCATGTCAGAAGTAACCGCACCAGCAGTTGAGGCAACAATCCCAACCGCGCCAATTTTTGCACAGGCTAAAAAAGAGTTTGTATTGCCAAGCGCTGGCGAATACATGGCCGCTTACCACATTGGTGGCGACACTTTCGCAAACATCAACAAGGCTGTTGCTGAATACACAGCATCAAAGAAAACTCCATTGCAAGCAGCTGCAGGTGACGTGCTCACCACCGATACACCTGGTCTTTTGCCAGTTCCAGTTCTCGGACCATTGGTTCAAGACCTCAACTTCATCCGTCCAGTAGTCGAAGCATTGGGTGCACGCGCTTATCCAGACGGTGGCGCACAAAAGACGTTCATTCGTCCAACCATTACCACGCACACAAGCGTTGCTGCACAGTCAACCGAATTGTCAGCAGTATCCGCAACGACAATGGTCATTGCGTCGAATTCGGTGGCAAAAACAACCCTAGCGGGACAAGTGACCCTCTCCGAACAAGACATCTCGTTCACGAGCCCCGAAGCAATGTCACTCATCCTCAACGACTTGATGGGCGAATACATGATCGCATCGGACAACTTCGCTGCAGACGCATTGCTCGCCGCAGCAAGCGCATCTGGAGTTTGGGACGGCACCGTTGCTGACCTGCTCAAGTCCGTTTACGACTCTGCAGTTGACATCTCAAATGGCCGTAACTTCACCCCAACACACATGTTTGTTTCACCAGACGTATGGGGTCAACTCGGACAACTTGCAGACACAACTGGCCGTCCAGTATTCCCATTCATCGGCGCAGGCCTCACCGGTCAGAACGCACTCGGTGGCGGAAACGCAACGTCATGGAACGGAAACCCACTCGGACTCCAGCTTGTAGTTGACAGCAACTTTGCAGCCAAGACCATGGTCATCACCCGCGTCGGTGCTGGTTCAGGCGATGCCTTCGAATTTTATGAGAGCATCAGGGGCTTGCAGTCACTCCAGACCCCGTCAACGTTGGGCAGGGTCATGAGTTTCCACGGCTTCGTTTCAACCTTCGCAGCAATCCCAGGAATGATTCGCAAGATCACCCAGGCTTAGTCGAGAGCGGAGCAACCGCTCATGGCTACTTACACAGTTACTAACAAGTACCTGATTGACAACTTTGCCGTACTGCAACTCCTGACCCCCAGCGAGATTGCAGTCGGCAGTTCAATCACGGTTGCTGGAGTTGACGCAACATTCAACGGCACATACACGGTGCGCGCATTGCCACAGTATTTGTTTATTGGCATTGATACCGAAGGCGATCTGCTTTACGACTATCAGGTGCCAATTGCCGACCAGGTGCTCTACGCCAAAACCGCAAACGATGTCGAGCGTGTCGCCGCGTCTGGCACCGTTTCGTATGACCCTGTTTGCACTTGGGTGACGGCCGCGCAGGTCATGTCTTACCTTGGCATCACGATCACGAACCCGTCAGACGATTACACGTTGCTCACGCAATCGGTGTCGGCTGGCAACCAGTTCTGTTATCGCAGGCGTCAGGAGAGCGGTTATATCGACTCCCTAACGACCTCACCAGGTGGTGACGTCACATTGGGCACCCTGATGTATTGCGCCGCTCTGTGGCGCTCCAGAGGGTCAATAGAGGCAACGTACGCCACGTTTGACGGCATGGGCTCGGCACCACAGCAAAGCCTGACCCCAATCGTCAAACAGCTGCTTGGCATCCCACG